CCTATCTAGTATCCTAAAGAAGTTAAGCTTAGTCCAGTAAGGTTTACTCTCATCTTCCATATCATATTTCAATACAGTAAGATGACCATTGGTTTTATCCATAGCTAACCAACCAAACTCCTTAGCTTTCTCAGCTTCAGCATAACCTTTTATCTGGTCAACATAACCGAATGGGTCATCATTAATTAATGTACCATCCTTGAACTTCTTGAATCCATAGCTAGATGTAGACTTAACATCAATCAATGTACCATCAATCTTACAGTCCATTGAACCTCTGATACCTGCTACTTCTACCTTCTTCTGTTCATCAGTTACTTTATGACCTGATAGTTTAACTAGAGCTAGTACCATCTCCTCAATGAAATGACCATACAAGAATTTAATTCTAGTGTGTGGCATTAAAGGTTCCCCCTTAACTCCTTGATGTAGATACCATAACTGTCTATCCTTCTTACCTATGTTAGACATACGAACTGTTCGTTTATCTTCAGGTGGTTCAACGATAACTGATTTGATAATACTCTTAATGTTATTAGCTAAGTCATCTAAGACTTTGTCTACATCAACACCTTCTGGTATATCATTAGTCTCAACCAGATTGTAGATATCCTCTACCACTGTGTCTATACTCTTCATTCTCTCTCCTTAAGAATCATATCTACTAGCTGTCTAATCTTCAGCAGATATATTCTACTTGCGTTATGGTCACCACCTGATACTTGAAATCCTTGTTGATAAATCTCTTTAAGTTTATCAGTAGGAATAATAAATCCCATAACAAACTTACCATTATCAGTTAGGTTATGTATCCATACATCAGACTCAGTTGCCTCGATGCCACTTGGTTTGCCATAACTTTCATATTCAATACAGATATTACCAGTGGTCTTCCACTTGTCTTTCTCTGTCTTAACTTCAGCTGTCTTTAACTTATCGACAATGAAGTCTTCCCATCGTTCTCCAAACTCTAAATCTAAATCAAACTTAGAGAACTTCTTACCTCTATTATTAGCTGACATGTAAATCCTCTATTGGTATAACATATAGTAGAGGGCTATTGTTAAATTTTTTAGTAGGATAATTATCTGCAAATTCTTTAGTGACTAAATAAGTATCTGGATACTCTCTATCGCCATCAGAATTTTTATAAGTTATGTCTACTAAACAAGGAACTCTAAAGGTGGCTAAACCTATAGCTCTTTTACCCATACCTCCATCCCATATAGGAACTTTAATCTCATACTTATTCATCAGTGTGTCTCCGCCCAGTTATCTCCAACCTTATACTCACCATCTAGTGGACAGTTAAGTTGGAAGTCTGTACCTGCACGCTTAATACAATCGACTGCAAGCTGACCGAACTGTTCTGCTTGATGTTCATCGACTTCACATTGGAACTCATCATGAACATTAAGAACGAACTTGTAATTGATGTTGTATATTTTAGCATACTTGTCTAATAATATCAAGGCTTGTTTCATAATAATTGCACCTGCTGATTGGAACAATACATTCAACCCTGCATGTGCTGACCTTACTATCAGTCGTCGTCCATCAAGACCTCGAAGCCAACCCTTTGAGCTCTGCGAGTCAACTCGTCTTCGTAGTGTTTTAAGTGCTGGCGTATTATCAAGGAACTTTGCTTTAAGACTAGCACCTGCTTTCGCACTTCCTCCCACGATGCTTCCGATTTTGGAATCTCCAGCTCCATATAGGTAGGCATAGATGAAAGTCTTTGCTGTATCTCTTGATTGAAGTCCTGCAGCCATTTGATTTGCTGTGTGAATATCTCCATTCAATATCTCCTCTGTATATTTATCATCATTCATATAGTGTGCTAACATCCTCAGCTCTAATCCACTAGCATCAACACCTACTAACTTCTTACCTTCAGGAACAACCCATAACTCTCTACACTCTTTACCATATTCAGAGTAGACAGCTGGAACCTGAGCTAGGTTTGGTTTGCTGTGTGTCATACGACCTGTGACTGCACCACAACTATTAACTCTACCATGTATACGACCATCAGATTCTACTGCTTCAATCCAAGACTCAACCATGGCAACTCTCTTTGTGATAGTAAGGTACTCAACTATAAGTTTGACTTCAGGTATGTTCACATTCTCAAGTACTTTCTCATTCACTATCGGATTACCTTTATCAGTAAATTCCTGGGGTTCCCATCCAAAGTGTTGTAAGTATCTAGCTATCTGCTGTCTACTTCCAAGATTAAACTCTGGATATTCTATGCAACCCCAAGTGCCATCCTCATAGTGAGCACCTCTATCTAACTGTTTTTGATACGCAACAGTGGGCGTTCCATCTTTCTTGTGTGTCTGCTTTAACTCTGTGAGTTCCGTCCAGACAGGAAGTGGCGTAAAAACTTTACGAACCTCCAAAACAATTTGTAATACACGCTCTTTAAGAATTGATAAAACTTCATATGCTTTCCTCTCATTAAATAATATACCATTAACTTCTTGCTGATGAATAATCTCAGCAACCTTATGTTCTAACTCTACTGATTGCTCAGTAAAATCTTTTAACTCTACGCCTAACCTTCTGAATACATCTTTAGTTACACGCACATCTTGTTGACAATACTCCAACATCTCTTGGTTATAAGATTCCCATCCACCTTGATAGTCATCCTTGTAGTTACCTATCCTTTCACCCCATGCCTTTAACGAATGACCTCCTTCCAAGGAAGGGTTAACCAATCTTGATAAGACAAGAGTGTCTCGAATAGGATAATCCCAACTGTAGCTACTAAGCTTACGCAGAACAGGAATATCAAAACCAATAATGTTGTGTCCAACAAGAAGTGAACACTCTTCTGTGTCCAACCATTCCTTAAAGTTTGCAACTGCTTCACCTCCTATAAAATTATATACTGTGCTGTCATCTTTAATTGCACATATACAATGTATGACAGTAGCATCGAGACCATCAGTCTCTATATCAAAATAAACTGTACTCACTATACCTCCTTCAACCTACCAGTCTCTTTATTATACAGTAATTGTCCAGCTTTACCAGTCAATCCACAGAATCTATTCTTGATTACTCTTAGCGTAGTAGTGTTACGCTCTTCTTCTTCATCTGCTTGTTGGTTACGCTCTAATCCAATCACCATATCACTGAGCTGTGCTATAGCTGATGAACCTCTTAGTTCAGATAGAGATACCTGACCACCTTCTTCATGTGCCTTACCTTGTGGTCTCTTCAAGTGTGAGATAAGGAATAGACCTACGCCTGTCTCCTGCACTATCTTCCTGAGCTTAGTCATGATGGCGTCAATCGCTTTACGCTCATCCTGAATACCCTCTTGGTCTGATACTACAATAGATAGATGGTCTAATACTATCCACTTACAATCGAAAGACTTAGCGTATGTCCTGACTACATTGATAAGACTATCCTCTGACATACTACCGAAGTGGTCATAGAAATATACATTCTTATCTGCGACTGCTGTCTTCCATAAATCATACTTCTCCTCAGGACTCAGCATCTCCTCATACTTAGGTATATGTATGGGTAGATTCTTAGCGATAGACATCAGACCTTTGACTGACCTATCGACTGACTCTTCAAGATGTATGATTGCTACACTATCATCAGTAGTATTTAAGATGTGATGCTCTAGTTCTTTAACGACTGAGGACTTACCCATCCCTGAACCTGAGGTGATAGTGACTAACTCTTTCTGTCTGAAACCATAAGTCAATTCATTCAATGCCTGCCAAGGATACATGATAGTTTTAATATCAGTATCTTTCTGTAGGTGTTCCCAAGTATCTGAACCACGAATGATACCAGCTGGTGTATAACCTTTAGCATTCCACCATGCATCAGTGAAGTCTTTGATACGACCTGCCATCAGCATATCACTAGCATCTTTCATAGGTAGGTTAACTATCTTTAATTTGTTAGGAGAAATAATATCTCTAACATCTTTGATTGCTTCCTTACCTGCATCATCATTATCGAAACACAGAACTACATTGTCGAATGACTCAATGAAATCTAAGTTATCTTTGATATCTCTTGATGCCCCACTTGCCCCATTCTTCAGGGATACTACTGCCCACTTACCTTCAAACATCTCTGCTACAGACAGAGCATCTAACTCTCCCTCAGTAATAGTAAGATACTTACCACCACTAGCAAATATATTCTGACCGAACAGACCTGCACCTCTGTTAGTTCCATTGAGAACGAAACCTTTTGACTTGACATCTCGTTCCTTGAAACCTAATAGGTCACCAGTCTTTGCATCATTATAAGGATAGTAATGCTTGTTAATCTTCCCATCTTCACCATGTGTGACACGAACACCATACTTAGTAGCAATGTTCTTAGAGATGTTTCTCTCAGGAATAGCACTATTGAATCCTTTAACTTGAACTGTTGATTGTTGTTCCATTATATATCCTTCATCATCATTAGCAGATTGGCGATAGCCACACCCAAAACAAAAGGTGTGACCATCAGACCATCTTGCCATGTTGTCTTTAGAACCACACGCAGGGCATGGTTCATGTTTAACAAACTCTGACATAATTAGCGTAAATGTTTACGCATTTAGGAACGCAGCTAACTCTTCATTAGCACCCTTGAAACCTGGGGTGTGATTGTCAGCTACCTTGATAGCAGTTAAGTAAGTTGCTACACCATGAGTAGGGTGCTCCTTACCTGCCTTCCATAAGATTTCAACATCAGAACCAGCACCGAAGTCAGTGCCGATTGGTTCACCTGACTGTGTCTGAATCATGTTGCTATCTAGTTTATACTGCGTAGAAAACTTACGCACTCTAATATCTTTACCAGTCTCTGAGTCTTTGATAGTTCTTACCTTGACACCTGCGTCCTCTAACTTCTTTGCCTCAGCATCAGATAGAGCGACAGTCAAAGTGTATTTGCCTGTGTCTTCCCCACCGAATTTCTCAGTAGAATCTAAGTAAACATATTTTGCTTCGCCTTTTGTAATCATATTATTTCCTATTACGAATGTGTTGTCGTTAAAAGAGGTGACAACTAACCTCATATATTAAATGCCCATTGGTCAGGGGCTCGGATTCGAACCGAGGTTGCTTGGATGAAAACCAAGAGTATTAAACCGATGATGGTCAGCTTAACCACCCTGCTCGTCAGCAGTAATCAGCCCTTTCCACTATACGACACCCTGCCAATGGATACTGAAGGGGGTATTTTACCACCCCTCGTCAGTTATGTCAATACTATTACCAAAATTATTATTGATATAATCATTGTCATCATCATCATACTCCAGAACATTATCTTTACTCATTGCTCTACAGTATGTGCAGAGATTTATATGTTTATTATCTTCGATATATGTAGCAACTGCTTCATCATCAGATAACATTTCATTACACGCTATACATCTCATCTATCAACCTCTGCTTCTGCTTGTATAATCTCTTGAGGTCTTTCTTATCTGCCTTGATATCTTCCTCAAGTCTTTCAATATCTAATTCTAAATCTAATATGATATCTCCATATGTCTCATGATACGGACTGACTGGATAATCCAATGTC